GGGTCGTGGCTATAATGTAATAAATAAATAGAGGGTAAAATGGCTAATATAATAGATAAAATTTATGATAATACTAAAGATGGTGTACCTAACTATTCAATAAATCTAATTGATGGAACTAGACTTTATTATAGGGGTGTAGTTATGAACCCTATGCCAAAGTCTGGTGATGCTATCAGCTACACTATAATGAATGTTAAAACGTCAGCAAATGGTAATCAGTATACTAATGTTAAAGATGTTCAAATTGCTGATAATAATGTTCAGCAAAATAATGCACCTCAAACATTAGGTAATGTTGTAAACAATTCAAACTTTACACCACCTGCTAATGGTTTTAATAAAGGCGATACACAAAGATTAGATATTTTTGTAACTGGTATTGTTGGCAGGTCAATGGGTTCTGGGCATTTTAGTGTTGAGGATATTGAAAAATTAACAAGAAATGCAGTAAGTGCTTTTAATGAAAACCTCAAAAAATTATAAAAAACTATTTGCCGACTTTTGGGGGTATCATGCAGACGATATTCCCATCTGTTGGGGTTGCTTTAGACAGCAAGCTGTAGATATACACCATCTTATTCCAAAAGGCATGGGTGGGGTTAAAAACAACAGATTAAATAGAATTGATAATTTATTTCCAGTTTGTAGGTCATGCCATGATTTGGCACACAAAGATAAGTCTATAAACAAGGAATGGATAGAAAAGTTAAAAGAAAGAATTTATAATAAAGAGTGGGGTGATTTATATGACAATAAAAAATGAAATAAATCTAAATAGTTTTGTTATTCATTGTAAGGAAACCAAATATTACAATGTAAATATTAAAGCCAGAAATTATGAGGAAGCAGAAAAAAGGTGGGAAAATATTGCTAAAAGGCGAGATTATCAAACCCTGCATAATGAACTAAAAGTCATCAGCATAAGTGAAGAATGAAAGGTTATACATATGAAAAAAAAATATAATATTGAAATCACTAGGTCGCAAATGAATGTTTTTATAAGAGCATTAGAAGAAATGAGATTTTCAATATTGGCAGAGAATAACGATACTGTGCCTAAATTTGAAACATCTAGTTATTATATTGCAGAAAGATGGCAAAACAAATTAATGGAGTTAAAAAGTGAATAATTGTAATTTTGATGGCAGACTTGCAAAAGATGCCGAATTAAAAGAAGTAAGTGGATATAATGTTTGTAATTTTTCTATAGGAACTAATGTTGGCTATGGAGATAACAAAAAGACTTTATGGGTAGATTGTGCCATCTGGGGAAAGCAAGGTGAGGGAGCAGTTAAGTATCTTCTAAAAGGTCAGCAAATATTTGTAAATGGCGAGTTATCCACAAGAGAATATGAAAAAGATGGTGTAAACAAAACCATTCTTAGCTTAAAGGTTAATAGCTTTTCATTTGGTGCAAAACCTGCACCTGCTCAAACTAATAATATTCCAAGTTTAGATGATGAAATACCATTCTAATGAGTGATATTTATTTAGTAGATTTTGAACCTAATAAACTATCTTATCAGCAAGAAGAACTAGGAATTACATTTGCTGATTTAGATACTGCTGTAGAATTAATGAAAAAAGAAGAAAAAATGATTGTTGCAGAATTAACAGTTTACTTCAGTAGGCAAGGTGGTTACAAAAATATAACCGAATTAAATGGTTTAATTTATTCGGACACAAAGTTTAAGGATTATTTTGATAGATACGAGATAACCTTAAAAAAGAGGAATCAAGCTAAAATTAGATTTGAATCCTTTAAAGCCTTTCGTGATGACCTAAGAACTAAGGTGGTCAATGAAAGGGAAATGGCAAAACATAATTTATAGAAAGGATTATTATGTCACAAACACAAGCAATCTTAGAGTACCTTAAAAAAGGTAACACAATAACTTCATGGGAATGTATTCATAAATTTAGATGCACCAGATTAAGTGCTAGAATTTATGATTTACGAGATCAAGGTTATAATATAATCACAAATAACATCACCGAAAATGGCAAAACTTTCGCTGAATATACTTTGTTAAGCAGTACATTGTTAAAGGAGAAAGATTAATGTCAGATAAATATAATCTTGAGGAAGAATTAAACCAAAGAGAATTAGATCAAGACAATGAAAAAGAAACTGCAATGTTTAAACATTTAGCTGATATAGGTGTAATGGATAAATTAGTTTTTGCTCTAAATGAATATATCATTAAGTTTGGCAGGACTAGCAATGTCCACGATCAATGTTTTGATTTAAAGCTACAAGTTCTTGAAAATAAAAAACATCTTCAAGAGTGGATTGAAAAAATATGATAGAGCATTTTGAAAAGTTTAATGATTATGGAAAGGGATTACTTCCATTGTCATTTAGTCATCTTAATGAATTTGCTTTTTATCGTGAAAGGTGGGCATTAAGGCGAATATTTGGCTATCAATTTCCAACATCTGCACCTGCAATTAGAGGTCAAGTTGTTGAATCTGGTATCAATATGTTTCTAAATGGAATACCTATTGAAGAAGCTAGTGAAAAGATGATAGCTGAATATGATGCTAATTGTTTAGAGATAAATGACCCTAAAATAGATGATGAAAGGGCAAACCTAGTTCCATTATTAGAATTAGGTACTAAAACCTTTCAAGAGTATGCTTATAGGTGGACTTTATTGAACTATCAAAAAAAGGTAGAATTAGATATAAAAGGTATTCCATTCATAGGATATACTGATTTTCATTTTGAAGATAAAAACACTAAAGAAGATTTTTTTATTGATTTGAAAACATCTAAACTTTTACCTCAAAAGATAAGTATTTCCCATGCTATGCAACAAGCTATTTATCAAAAGGCAACTAATGCCAAGCAGATATTATGGTATCTTAAAAACCCAACTAAAACTAAAGATGCTGAATATATTGCTATGTCATTAGATGATTATGTTATGCCTATGAAAATATGTGAGCATATAGTTGAAGTGATGGGTAATTACTTAAAAACTGTTAATAGTCCAGATGACGTTAAAAACTCTTTGATACCAAACCCAGATAATTGGATATGGAAAGAAGAAACTGTTTTAAATGCCAGAAAAGAAGTCTGGGGATATTAAACCAAAAAACCCCTTTAGGTTTATGCTTAGAGGGGTTACAATAAACTAAATAGATTTGGAGATCATAATGTTTATAGACGAAAATTCAAAACCAAGAGAGAAATTAAAAGCATGGTATCTTTTCACAGAAGATTTCATAGCAGGTACTCAAGCCTTAACAAATGAGGAAATAGGCATATATATCAGATTGCTTTGTTATAACTGGAATAAAAGATGTTCTGGGATACCATGCGATAATATGAAATATTATAGGATAGCTAGTTGTTTTACAGAAAGTGAAAAAGAAAGTTGTCATAAAATTTTAGAACAATTTTTTATCCAAGTTGGGGAACATTTCCAGAATGAAAGACAATTACAAGAGTATCTATTTATAACAAGAAGAATGGAAGCATCTAAGGAAAATGGCAAGTTAGGTGGTAGACCAAAAAAACCTAGCCTAGAACCTAGAGTAAAACCTAAAGGTAACCTAGATGAAACCCCTCCTACCCCTACCACTACCCCTACCACTACTAAAACCACTAAAATAAGTTATAATCCCTTTTTTCATAAGTTCTGGAATAAGGTTTCCAATAAAGTGAGTAAGGGCATAGCAGAAAAGAACTTTGTCAAGCTAGAGCAAGAGTGGATAGAAAAACCAGAAGAACTAGCAGATATGTATAATAAATATTATAATTCTGTTGAGGATAAGCAATTTGCCAAACAACCTGCTTTCTGGTTATCAGCTAAAAAGTATGAAGATGAAAAACCAACTAAAAAAGAAGAACTTAAAACAGACCAATATTCAATGAGGTTAAAAGTTTTTAAAGAAGCTGTGGATAATAAAAAGGGTAGTGCATTTGTGCATAAATATGCAAAACAACACCCCTATGATGTTCAAAGAGCGATTAATGAGGGTGTATTTAGTAGAGAAGAAGCTGTAATTTATTTAGATATGGGGAGTTGGGTATGAGAGATATTATTAATTACAAATTTACAATTACTTACATTTTATCAATAGCATTAATAAACATAGGTTTTGTTTATGTTCCGTTAATTCCATTTTTTGACACAATGTATCCACCAATGAGTATAGTTGTTGGCTTGATATTTATATTAAGAGATTTTGCACAAAGAGAAATAGGGCATAAAGTTTTTATAGCTATGTTTATAGGTGCTTTTTTAAGTTATATAATGGCTAATCCATATATAGCATATGCTTCTTTAGTTGCTTTCTTAATTTCTGAAATAGTAGATTGGGCAGTTTATAGCTTTACAAAGAAACCTTTACATCAAAGAATATTTTTAAGTTCTTTGCTTTCTACCCCTATTGATAGTGCAATATTCCTATTAATGATTGGTAATTTTAGTGTTTTAGCAACCATAACAATGTTTATTAGCAAAATGATTGCTTGTTTAATTATATGGTATTGGTTAGTAAAAAAATGATACATTATCATGGCACTCCACTTACACCTAAAGAGCAATTTTATAAAATGGCAGGAAAACATTTTTGTGTTTCTTTTGCTAGACCAGATGATGCAGATAGGTGTAAATCTATAGGGCAATCAGTAATGTGGGATAATGGTGCATTTACAAGTTTTACAAAAGGCAAGCAACTTGATTTTAATGCTTATTATGATTGGTTACAAAATAAATTAGGACACCCTCATTGGTGTGTAATTCCAGATGTTATAGGTGGTTCTGTTCAAGAACAAAAGGAATTAATAAAAAAATTCCCATACCCAAAAGAATTATCTTCACCAGTATGGCATTTAAATTTAGACTTGGATTATTTATTATTTTTAACAGATACCTATCCTAAAGTATGTTTTGGAAGTAGTGGAGAATATTGGAATGTTGGTGATGAAAAATGGTCTGCAAGAATTGATGTAGCATTTAATCTTTTAGCCAAAAAAAATAAGTTTATACCTTATATTCATATGTTAAGAGGTTTGTCTTTAGGTGGTACTAAATACCCATTTGCATCAGCTGATAGTACTAATGTGGCTAGAAATTTTAAAGATAAAAATAAATGTCCAGAATTAATGGCTAGAAAAATAGATGCAATGCAAAATCCAATTTTTTGGAAACAAACTTTAAATCAACAAGAATTTTTCGGAGATAATTAATGAATGTAATAGATATTAGAAATCCATTAGAAAAGAAAAGGCAAACATATTTAGCTTTTTACAAAGATGGAATTTATGATGGCATATTAAATCAAAAGCCAGACCCTAGAAATAATTCATCAGCTTATTATAAAAAAGGTTTTGATGATGGTTTAAAATTGCTAGAGTTAATTAAAGAATATGATCTTGGAGAATAGAATGTATGTAAATAGTGAAGTTAAAAATAGTTATTATGGTTTAAAAAAGGTTTTTAGAGATTTTAAAAATAAACAAACTAAAATAAAAGATGAAGAAAAGTTTGAAGATGTACCCAAAGAACTATCAGATAAAGATAAAGAGGGTTCTTATAAATTTATTGGTTATATGGATTATTATTTAGGTGTTAAGTTCGATCAAGATAAAGATTTAGAAGTGCAACCATCTGGAGTTACTGCTAAAAATAGAAATTACGATTATGCTAATTCAAAGTTTGTAGGGAGTTTAGACTAATTTAAGAGGTGCAATCATACCATAGGGTTAGTTAACCCCTGCTCTATGGCTCTTAAATCAAGCCTAATTTGGATAAAATATAAAAATATGTAGCTTTTTTAGAAATAATTATATAAATCTTAATTACCTAACTATGGGGTAAATAGGAATGGCAAGACCAAAAAAATATAATATCGATACTGAACAATTAAGTAAATTAGCTAAATTGGGTTGTACTAATAAAGAAATGGGTGACTTTTTCGGTTGTTCAGCAGACCTATTAGAAAAGAGTTATTCGGAATTTCTGATAAAAGGTAGGGCAGAACAAAAAATGAGGTTAAGACAACTTCAATGGGCATCAGCAGAAAATGGCAATGTTACAATGCAAATCTTTCTGGGAAAGAATATGTTAGGTCAGCAAGATAAGATAGAGCAAAATGAATTAGAAGAACCTTTAGTCTGGTCATCTGATTAATGGCATTAACCAAACCTCAAAAAAAAGTAATAAGTAACGAAGCAAGATTTAGGGTTCTTATTACTGGTAGGCGATTTGGTAAAACATTCCTAGCGATTAATGAATTAGCTAAGTTTGCCAGTAAACCTAATCAAAGAGTTTGGTATGTTGCTCCAACTTATAGACAAGCTAAAGCCATATGTTGGAATGTATTAAAAGAAAAAATGATATATCACAAATGGGTTAAGAACATAAACCATAGTGATTTAACAATTACATTAAAGAATAATAGCCAGATAACACTAAGAGGTAGTGATAATGAGCAATCATTAAGAGGTGTTGGTTTGAATTTCTTATGTATTGATGAG